CTGGTGCCGGAGAGAGGAACGGGAAAATGCCGTGTGAGCCTCTTCTGGCGGTGATCTGTCAGTTTTCCTGCGTTCCGATACCCCCAGAAGTACCCCCAGTCTCGTGGCCGTTGGCTGCAACCGAGGCGAGCAAGTCACGAATATCCTCGACTCGCCATGCCACCGTGCTGGGTGACAACTGAACCGGTGCAGGGTAGCGCTTTTCCTTCACGCCACGCAACCACGTCGTGCGCGAGACGGGAAACACGGCGAGTACCTGCGGCAGTCGAACAAAGCCCTCGGCGGGCAACGTCGGCTTGTCGTCGCGTGCGCGCTTCGGTGCGCGGGTATGTTCGGTGTGCTGTTGGGCATTCATCCTCGTATCTCCCAGGCGCGGGCAGTCACCCGCAGAATCTCTTTCAGTGCTTCGGCCGTGGCCGGGTGGGTGGTCATGCTGTTTCCTTGATTGCCTCGTTCACCCACCGGATGAACTCGGCCGCCGCTTGCGCGTTGATCGCGTTGCCGTAGGCGCGCAGTCGTCCCACTCTCGCGGGAGCCCCATGAGCCAGCGGGAATGTGCCGGGTTCAACTGGCCGCCACTTTCCATCCCGGCAGAGGAGCCAATCAGCATCTCGCCAGAAGCTGTTAGTCGGGCCGGGCCCTGTGCTTCTTTCGACTGCTGCGCCAGCGAGCTGCCTGTCATCCCCGCTGTAATCCCTGTGCCACATCGTGTCGAATCGCTGGCGCTCGGCGTTGTCCACCCCGCGAGCGCTGCGGCATGGTTGAGCGTCACGTTCGGCGTGGTGAAGTTCGGCGACGGCTTGCGCAGTGCGTCCGTGCTTGTCGTGGTCGGCCATCCTGCCATTTGTGCGACCAGCCCAAGGTCGGTCAGTGCAACCCCCATCTTCGAGCCGCGTGCGATCGAGCGCCGTTTGCGCTCCAGAAACTGTTCGGGCGTTCCTCCGGCTTCGCTGGCCGTAGGCGTGGGCCAGCCAGTAAAGGCGATCTCTGATGTGCGGAGCACCGACGCCCGCAGACGGAAACGGGATCGCCCCGAAGGCGTGACCCAAGCTTTCCATGTCATCTTGTACAAGGTCGAGCCAAGGCCCTGCGTCCTTGCTCGCGACTTGTTCTCCAAGCACGCTTGCAGGCATGAGTTCGCGGATGAGGTGGAACCAGTGCGGCCATAGGTGCCGCTCGTCAGCAAACCCAAGTCCTGCGCCTGCCGCGCTGAAAGGTTGGCACGGACAGGAACCGGTCCAAACAGGTCGGTCGTCAGGCCAGCCTGCCAGTCGGAGTGCATAGGACCAGACGCCGATGCCGGCGAAGAAATGGCACTGTGTGTAGCCTCGGAGGTCGTCAGGTCGAACATCGCGGATATCTCTCGTGTCGACGTCACCGGGCGCGATATGCCCGGCGGCGATGAGGTTGCGGATCCAATCGGCGGCGTATTTGTCATGCTCGTTGTAGTAGGCGCCTCGCATGTCAGTCGCCCAGAATGATCTCGTTCTGTCTCATGAGCACGCCCCCTTAGCGCCGTCGACGCGCTCAAAATAGAACACCACGGGCGCACCGGTTTCCTGAAGCAGACCGTATTGCTTCGACAGTCGGTAGATCGGGTGGTAGCTGTTCAGTGAGTTGATGTGTCCGGCCAGCCAGCCGCGCCACGATTCGAGCGACATTGACGCCTTGCTGATGTTGCATGGCGGGCAGGCAGGCATCATGTTCTCGATCACGTCGCGTTCTGGCCTGAGCGGTGTAGTCGTCGCGAGACGCACGCCGCCGTTAGATGCGTCTACACGCTTCAGGTCACGAATGCACGGCTCGAAGTGATCGGCATGCCAGCGCTCAGGAAGATCGCAACCGCAGTAGGCACAATGGCCGTCGTACTTCTGGCGCACCTGCTCGCGTTGAGCTTTCGTCATCTTCACGATTTCCGCTCCTCCGCTGCCTGAGAGGGCACAACAAGACATTTGAGACATTCGCCACCGGGCCACGATCCACAGACGCATGGGCCAGTAACTTTCCCAGTCGGATATGGCGGCAATCCGTGCGCTTCGGGGTCGTAACTTCCGAATCGGAGTCGCATGCGCTCGCGCACTTTTTCGATGTCGTGCTCATATCCGGTTTCGCCGCCGTTGCCTTCGCCCCATGCCCTCACATGTGAGAGCGCATCTACGGCGTCTGGAAACTCGGCGAGCCATCTGTCAGCGCATTGCACTGCCGCGCGGTATCGTTCGAGCATCGCCATTTCCTGCCTTGCGAATACCCATTTGAGCCAGTTACGCATCACATCCCCTTTGCCTGATTGGCCGTGAACGCTTTGCGAGCCTCGTTTGCGCGCTGAAGAATCGCGGGGATCTGTTCGCGAACCGACTCGAACAGTTCGCGTAATCCAGCCTCGTGCGGCTGCATGTACGTCTTCCCGAGTTGTCTGTAAAACACCTCGAGGAAGGCGTCGACGCCGTATCCGGTCAGCGCATCAAGTGCCCGCATTTCGGCTTCGCTGAACTCGAAGACAGCCCCGACGTGGACTGTTGGTCGTTGTGTGATCTTCGCCATCACTCCCCCTTCGCCTGACTGTCGGCAATAGCGGCTTGTAATGCAACGGTCAGCGCTCCGAGCGTGCCGGCCACACCGTGCGCTGAGAAGAACTCGGATGCAGCGATTGCATCGTCGATCGTCACAGGCTTGCGGCCGAGTTCCATTCCAGACAAGAGGGAAGGCCGCGTGTTGTGATGGCGCGCCATATCCATCAGCGTCGTGGCCGTTGCGATTCGGAGTGCGCGCACAAGCATCCCGTATGGCGTCAGCGGGTTCGTGAGGCTCGGCGATTCCTCCCCGCCATCCGCCGACAGCGCGGCGCGGGCTTGCCAGCACGGCCACAGTAATTCACGCGTGGTGAACGATCCGTAATCCTTGTCGGCGCACCATCGGTCAAACGCCTCCCGCTCATTCCCACCCACCTTCGCGGGAGACGTGAGGGCGGCAACCGTATCGGCCACGAGCTGCTCGAACTTCGCATGCGTCTCGTCGGACTTACGCTGCTGGGAAATGTATTCGCTGTCGGCCTGCTGCCAATAGGTCTGACCAAGGTTGTAAGCCTTGCGAAGCGCCGATTTGATTTCCTCTTGCATTTCAGTACCCCACCGGATTAAGCACGGCAAAGGAGCCGTGGTATTGGATCGCTGCCTTGTTATAGGCGTGAGCTGCCTCGTGGGGCGTTTCAAAATACCCGAGCATCTTCTTTGCTCCGTCCGCTTGGATACGCGCATACCAGCGTTTGTGCTGACGGTGGTACGAAACGCCTTTCAGTCCCGATTTGCCCAAAACCGCTTTATTCATGCAGTTGGTCGAATTGGTCGCGGCGCGCAGATTGGTTAGGCGAAAGTCGGTACGCACGCCATTGATATGGTCGAGCTGTATGGGGCACGTTTCGCTGAAGTGCATCTCCCATGCCATTCGATGCGACAGACGACGAATGCCGTGAAACCATATGACCGGGTACCCCTGATCGGACATGAACTCCATGCGCTTACCGTCCTTGAGACGGAATATCTCGCCGGTATCAGGGGAATATTTGAAAGCGGCTCTGTACGCTTCGAACACATGCGTGCTGTGCAGGATCATTTTTCCTCCTGCTGCGCATCTGCGGCGCGCTCGGCCGCAGCATCGGGGAGCGTGTCGCCGAACAATTCGACATACAAATCGGCCGCGTCGACGCCATTGCATACAAGACCGTCACCTGCGGCGGCATCCAGGAATTTGCGCAGGCCATCGCCGAGATTTCCGGCGCGCGGCATCGATCGGTACAGATTCCACACCGGCCAGCCCTTCGCTGCCCAGCGTTCGGCGGTCGCCTTGTCCCACGTCGTCGCAGACTTATCGATCAGGTGGTCGTCCGTGAACCACGCTACCGGCTCTTGCCCTGCGCTCTGTGCGACTGGCGTGGGGGGACGAGTGTTCCATTTAGCAATGGCCGATTCCGGCTCGTCATCGCTTTGTTCGGTTTTGCATACGCGGCATACGATGTGATACGGAGAAACATGCTGGCCGCCAGATCCATATTCATCCGGCGCGATCAGGATGTTTTCGCAGCCGCAGAACGGGCACGGCAGCAGCGTCGCATCAAACGTCACGGTCTTGAGTTCAGACATTCGCAGTGCTCCCGAAGTAGGCCGAGTACATAGCGTCGAGCGCTTCGACCTGCTCGCCGGTGAGTTGTGTGACTTGGCCGCTGTGCATGACGGCGCTGATCGGCGCAAGGGCCGCGCGCTCTTGGTCGGTGAGGTCGCCGGAGATTTGCTCCAGCGACTTGACCATTTGGGTTGTGGTCGGGAGGCGCATGTCAGGCGGCGTCCGGTTCGTTGAACAGTTGCTGAACCGTCTGCGGCGGGGGCGCGATGAGGTTGATATCGATCTCGCGGCGCACGAAGCTGCACAGTTTGCCGACGTCTTTTTCGGCCGGGGCGCCGACGGTGCGGAAGTTGATCTGCGTGCTGCCGCCCTGAATCGGGAGCAGGCGGAATTTGTCGACCTTCACGTCTTCGAGGACGATGTCGCTCTTGCCGCCCACACCGTAGGCCACGACGAGTTTGTGACCTGCGTATTCCTTGCCCCACTTGAAGCCGCTCATGTCCGGGAAACGCAGTTCCGACGGCATATCCGGGTCTACCATATCGGGCTGCTGCGCGTCCTCCGGCTTCTTGTAGAGAAGGTCGCGCAACTGCGGGTGAAACTCGGCCAGCAGCACATTCGGCACGACGCATGACCACTTCATTTCGAGCTCGGCTTTCGGATTGTCGGTGTCCTGTTCACCGAGAGCACGGACGGACAGGAGTTTCGCTTTCTGGTTGGTCAGTTCAAACATGGTGGGTATCTCCGGGTGGTGGACGTGTTACTGGCTGTCGGAAGGTGCTGCGGGGCCGCGCAGTGCTGCCACGCGATCGTTGAACGCTTTCTGCGCGGCCTCGACGTCAGCCTCGTTGACGAGTTGCATGGCAAGGTTTTTGGCGGCATCGCGCGACTTCTTGTCGCTCATCGATGCAATGGCATCGAGCACCTGCTCGATAGTCACAGCCTGTGCCATGACGAGACGCTTCACAAAGTGCTGAGCCTTCTTGCCCTTCGTCGACGTGAGCGAGATGGCGATGTCGCGCTCGATGTCGCTCAGGTGGCTGATGCGGATGCCGCCGACCACCTCGCCGCCGAACTTCACGCTCGGCTCGTTGAACAGCGTCATCGACTTGCCGATCCAGCGTCGGCCGTCTTCGCCCCACGCGAAAATCAGCAGCTTGCGCATCGTCTTGCACGGCTTGAACGGCCGGCCGTCGTCGTGCTGGTAATGGATGCTGACCGGCTGATCAGCACCACCGCCAACGCGCACGTCGGTCACGGTGATCGTCAGGTCACTGGTCAGCAGTTGCTCGGCATTGAGCTGGTCGCTCTTGGGCACGACCGTGTGACGCAGGTCGGTAATGTCATTCGGCATAGGAAATCTCCACTTCTTCATAGGTCATCGCGTACGGCGGCAGCTCTATCGTGGTCGTGTCGGTGCCATAGCCCGGCCACACGCCTGTTCGCGCACAGCGCTCGTACACATCAAGGTTTCGGTGCACCTCGTTGTAGCCCTCGGTGCGGCTCTCGTCGCCGAGCTTGAACACCTGCGCAGCGAACGGCCATTCAGTCTCGATCACGCAGAAGCGGAACTCTTCGACCGACGTCCCTGCGGCGATCTCGTATCCCTGCGTGTAGAAAGCGTCCTGCACGTGGTAGCGCTTACGCGCGATCTGGCGGCGGAACTCTTCGGCGGACGCATTGGTATAGGTCTTGACGTCCATGAGGATCGACGTCGACGCGCCGACCTGCGCGGCCAAGTCGGGACGGCAGCGGCAGGCGATGCCCGTCTGAGGATCGCGCCAGTACGCGGAGACTTCCACGCTGTGATTCCCCGCCAGCAGTTCGTTCACGCGTGGATGGCGCATGGCCGACTCGGCTTGCCACATCGCGGCGTCATACTGCGCACCCTTGATCGCGACTTTCCCGTCGGCGCGTGCCGCGGCCTCGAACTCTTTCCATTTGTTGGTGTTGCGGCGCACTGCTGGCCCGATCGCATAACGCCGACCGAATTCCTCAGGCTCGAGAATCGCGCAGTGGGCAAGCGTGCCCTCCAACTGGCCCGGCTTCATTTCGTCGCCGTCTTCGCCGAGCGCAACAGCGACGTGCTCATACTGCGGGTCGAGCATGCGGGCGTAGTAAATGGCAGGCGCACGGGCGATCAGGTCGAGCCCGGTCTTCGAAACCGACTCGGTGTCGGCGTGGTAATCCTCGATCGGCAGGCCGTGCACGATCCGACCAGCAGCCGCGCGCATGGGTGCGTTCATCTCAGACGCTCCGGAAAACGACGGGCTGGGCGGCGCGCAGATCATTCTCAAGGTCGAACGTGCCGACGACGCCACAGCCGAGCGCGATGACGGCGATAGCGATGAGAGCGGCGACGCCCGGGTAACTGGCTGTGAAACGGTCGATGGCGCGGATGATCGCCGGGCGGCGACGGCGTGCGACGTGCGGGCAGCTAGACGCCGTGTGCCCGCGTTGCAGGCAGATCGTGCAGTGATCGCGACTCATACGATCTCCTTCGGCTCGCGGGCACGAAGCATGGCGTCGGCCATGTCATAGGCCATGATGGCAACGTCGTCTTCCTTGTAGTCGAGTCCCCCGTCTAGCTGCGCGATGATTGCGGTCATCTCTTTCGCCGCGAAGTAGTCGCGCAGCATCATGCCGAATCCCGCATGGATGGTCGTGTTTTCATCTGTGGTGGGAAAAGCCGGACCGCCGTCGTTGAGCTCGCTCATGCCTCTCCTCCAGTCTTAGCCAAAAGCCACTGAGTCGTTTCCTTGGTGAAGTCACTGTCAGCCGCGTATCCGAACCACTCACAAGCAGCAACGACGCCAATTTTTCGAATAGCATTCTCGAATTCGTCACATGGGGTCTTCACATCTGCCGGAGCTATTTCGCCAGCGCCACCGAATTTGAGAGCGCTCATGCTTCACCTCGGGCTTTGGCGAGGGCGGCGCGAGCTGCGTCGAGAGTCATCGTCTCGGTGGACCAACCGTCCTGTGGGTATTGCTTGACAAGGTTCACTCGCATCGCGGCGTAGACATCGGTGAGCTTGTCCAGCGCCTCCAGCAGTTCCGGCGCAGCGGCGATCAGTTGTGTGTCGGCCATTCCGGCTCCGAACACATCTGCGATGAGCAAGCTGGGATTTTGCCTAGGAGTAATCGAACCGGCAGATGAACCACACCACGGCCCCGGCGTGTGCTTATCCATGCTTCACCCCCATCTGCGCGATCACAGCGGCGCGCTGCAAGTCCTTGGCGGTGATATCCGACATGCGCAGGCCCGGAGTGACGGCAGCCTCAGCGAGACGGATGCACTCGATTTCGGCCTGATCGCGCCATTCGCGGCGAATGATGCGCACCAGCACCGGGCCGAGCGCCAGATCAGCAGCGCCCGAGCGGAACGCGGCGCAGATCACCGTCACGTCTTCCGGCAGGACCAGCGCGCCCAGCACTTCGGTGATGTCGCTCGGGAGAGCCGCGCGCTCAATCAGCGACGCGCGTGCAACGACCGCTGCGTCGAAATCAGCGTCGATTCGATCCAGCGCTTCTGCGGCTTCGCTCTGGCTCATGGAGCCAATCTGGCGATGGATGGCTTGGGGGAGAGGGGCGTTCATTTGTGCCTCGCGTTCCGTGTGGATGTGAGGCAATCTTAGGTCGACCTAAAGAGTTCGTCAAGAATTATTTTAGTCCGGCCTAATATTGATGACGAAAAGAAGGCCGCTCTAGGCGGCCTGTTTTCGTTGCGGCTTACTTCCAACGGGTTCTATGTAGGTCTTTTTCTTCGGTCCGACAGTGAGATCACCTGAGCCATCGGCGGACCTCTTATCCGGCCTTCTTGACCTCCGGCGGCTGGGATGCGATCCAATCTTCCCATGTGTCGCGCATAAACCGACTTACGCGCGCCCGCTCCCGTTCGGGGAGTTGTTCGTACTGTTCGCGTGTCACGCCTTGGAACGGCCATGCCGCTCCCTCGCGCTTTATAGGCAACTTCCCAAACAATACCCACTCAGGTCGCACTCCCAAAAGCTCACATGCTCGGAGAAGATTTTCGGCCTTGATGTCTTTCGCTGGCGTGATTGTGCCTGCCCCAATCCACGCGGACAGACTGGGGGCGGCAACCCCGAGCGCCGTCGCAAGGGCGTTTGCATTGTATGGACTTTGCTCAAGTGCGAGAGCAAGTCGCTTATTCCAGGTATCCATTAGTCGAGCCTAACCACAGTTGTTTTAGCTGTAACTTGCATTTCGTCTTAGGTCGGCCTAAAATCCATTCGAAATCACATGGAGGTTCGGATGGACAACTTAGCCAACGCGGTAATCGACCGCCTCGGTGGCACGTCGGCTGTGGCTCGAATCTGCGAGTGCAAGCCGCCGTCGGTTCACGAATGGCGCATCAACGGCATTCCGAAGGCTCGGTTGCAGTTCTTGCGTCTCGCGTACCCCGAGGCTTTCAAAGACCTTGAACCCAAAAGCACCGATCAGGTGGCCGCATGACCACCGCAGAAACAGTTTCAGCCGACGAGGCGGAAAGTACACGCATGGTCGGTGCACGCAATCACGCGGAGCTTTTGCGCGCAGTTGCACGCACCACGCAGAGTCGTGCTGCGGAATGCCTCGGCGTGCACGCGAGCACGATCAGCCGGCGCCTCGACGATATGAAGGACGTTTGTCTGCTACTGGCGGCTTTCGGCCTTCAACTCGCGCCGCTCGACGCGATGGTCGTCGCGCGGCTTGAGATCGAAGCGCTTGAAGGTTTGGCCTTCAAGTATCTGGAAGGGCGCCAGTACGAGCGCCTGAAGGGGCTTTGACCATGACCGCCGACATCATCGTTGCCGTGGTGCTGGCCGCCGTCATCACGCCCACGTGGTTTGTGCTGCGGCGCAGGGGGTGACCCGTGATTGATCTCCCGCAACCCCTTACTGCTGCCGATTGCGACCTGCGCAATTTCCGAGAAATGCCGATCGACGTTCCACGCCTGCTTGGATCGGATCTTGTGCATGACGAGTCGCCTGAATCGTGCTGGTCAGCCGTATTGCTCTGGTGCGTTGCTTGGCACGAGGTCCCGGCTGGCTCACTTCCTGACAACGACGAGTGGCTGGCAAAACGCGCTGGCTACTGGCACAAGGGCAAGCTCGACGAGACGTGGCTTGATGTCCGCGCGGGCGCTCTTCATGGCTGGGTGAAATGCGCAGACGGGCGCCTGTATCACCAAGTGCTGGCCGAGAAGGTCAACAACGCATGGGCCGCGAAACATCGTCATGCCCATGGAAAGCTTGTGGAACGACTGCGGAAAAGGAACAGAGCGCGGGCGGAAAAGAGCCTGATTCCTCTGGAAATACCCGAGCTAGAGCATTGGATAGAGATGGGCTTTCCTCTGGAACGCGAACTGTTTCCTGCGGAATTCGGAGTCACTTCCGGAGGAAACGTAAAAACTTCCGCTGGAATTCCTCCGGAAAACGCTCTTAAAGGAAAGGAACAGAGCGGAGCGGAACAGAACGGAACAGAACGTAAACCTAAAACCATAGGTTCTAACGACGACGTTGGTGAATCCGCGCACGCCGCGGATTCCACGGACATGCTCACCGCCGTCGAAGTGTCGAAAAATCTGATCGCTTGGGAGCGTTCGCGCAACAAGCTTCCCAGTGGATTGACCGCTAGCGCACAGCAGGTGATCGACCTCGCCGGTACCGGTCTTACGTTCGCCGAACTGCGTGCCGCGTACGACGCCGCCGTTGAGGCGCGCGACAACGCCCACGACCCGAATCCCGTCAACGCAGGTTTCGTGCGCTCTTTCGTCGAGAAGCACCGGCGCCCCGCACCGAAACCCAAAGCACCGCCGCTCCACACGCTCAACGACATCCAGCTCACGCAAGTGGCTCGTGAATGCGGCGCCGGTGAAGCACGCGTCGGCGAGTCCCGTGATTCGTACATCGACCGCATCAAACGCAAGCAGGCTGAAAACTCTCGAGGAGCAGCGGCATGAGCGATACCGTCACCAACGCGCAGGATTCGGGACCGAAATGGGCGTGTGCCGCTCACGGTTGCATGCTGGCCGGCACCACGAGGACCGGTGCCGATTGGCTTTGCGGCTGTCACGCGCACGTCATGCCGATGCACTGGCAGGAGGTCACTGCACGCATGCACGCCCGGGCTGCCTTCGTGAGGGCGTACCTCAACGCGGCAACGATCCATCCCTTCGACTGGGCCAACGGGCGGCACCGCGCCGCTTCTGACGCCATGGCGCGAATCGGTCGACCCGACCTCGCCCCGTCGAACCAGATCCGTACCACGAAGGTTTTCGACCGCAAGGAGCATGCCTTCGTAGAGCACACCCGCACGATCAACGAACAGGACTCCGTGAAGCTTTGGACCGAGCGTCTGTACCTGACGCTCGTCGCCGAGTGCTGTGCCGATCTGGACAAGGCGAAGGTGCGCACCGTGCCAAGCGCCGAATTGCCCTTCACGCCGCCAGCCATTCAATCCCTCATCCCGGAGATGGCCGAATGACGCTCTTCGACGAAATGCCCCGAGTTTGCGCACAAACGCAAACCGTCGATGCACCAGACGAATTCCCGCCCCTCGCGAGCGCGCCCGCGTTTGAGACGCGCCGCAGCATTCTCGCGCTCGACCTTGGCACGAAACTCGGCTGGGCCACCGTAGACCGGAACGGCGTGGTGCGCAGCGGCAGCATTTTGTGTTCCACCTCGATTGGCTCCAGCACTGTCGCGGGACAGCGTTGGAACAAATTTCGTGCGCACTTGAACCAGATGTGCACCACCGTGGGCGATATCGATGCCGTGTATTTCGAGGACGTGAAGAACCACGGCCCGGGGCAGATCATCGCCGCACACGTTTATGGCGGCTTCCTCGCGCACTTGGAGCACTGGTGCACTGGCCGAAACATCGAAATGACGGGCGTAGGTGTGGGGCAGGTGAAGAAGGCATGGACCGGCGCAGGCAACGCCAAGAAACCCGACATGATCGCCGCCGCACAGGCGCGGGGCTTCCGCCCGAAGGATGACAACGAGGCCGACGCTCTGGCCATCCTCTCGCTGGCGATCACGCGGGAGAACGCGCGATGACCGGCCGCTACGTTCGCTGGTCCGAAGAGGACAAAGCCATCCTGCGCGAGATATGGTCGTCGCCCGAGCCGATCGAGTCTCAGGTGCACCGGCTGCCCGGGCGCACCGTAGACCATCTCCGGCAGAAGGCCAACGCGCTCAAACTCGGCAGCAAGCCCCGAGGGTCGCAGGGATGGAAGCGCATTCGCGCGGCATTGCATGGCGGCGCGTTGCTCACCACGCAAGCGATTGCCGACACCGTTTACCTCTCTGGGCAGCAGGTCCGCGAACTGCTCGACGCCGCTGTGCTACGCGGAGAGGTCCACGTCTTCGACTGGGTGCGCGTCTCTCGCAATGGGAAGGCACAGAAGCGCTATCGCCTCGGAGCAGGGCAGAGCGCCAAGGAACCCGCGCATTTCACCGCTGAGCAGCGGCAAGAGCGATGGCTCAACAAGCAAGACCCGCACGAGCTGTTCATGCGCCGGCGCCGTTACTACGTTCGAAAGCTGGCCGACAACGGGCGGCTCGCGCGCCGTGACGCGCTGACAGCGGCATTTTACGGGGGCGTGTGATGGACAACTTCGACCCCATCGGCGCAATCCTGCTCTTCGCCGGTGCCAGTTGCGTCGTCATCGCTGGCTGTCTGGCGGCCGGCATCTGGTTCATCGACCGATCTTTCCCGCTGCCCTAGTGAGGTGATGCCATGTTCGCACGCGTCGAAGTGGACCTGCTCCGTTACATCCGACCCGGCCAGCCGGTGACCTGCGACCAACTCGTCGCCGTCACCGGTTGCAGCCGCATGACGGTGCGCAGGCGTCTCAATGCGCTCGTCGAGGCGGGCGTTCTCGAGGCTCCGGCACGGCGTGCACGCGGTCTTTTGGCTCATTACCGGATCGCCACCGGCTCGCGCCCGGCGATTGTCCGCGAACCTCTCATGGCCGCTTTTTACGGCCCAGCACAGACAAATTTCCGCCCCTAAATGGCTATTTCAGGAGAAACAGCATGGATATGCGCGCCAATCGTAGTTTTATCCCCAGATGGCTCGTTTTCATCGGGGCTGCAATGAGCCTCGGCGGTGTGCATCGCTTTCAGCCCGGATCGCGTGCACATCGTCGCGCAGTCAGCCGCAAATATTCGACCTCGTCGCGCATGCCGCATGAAGGCAAGAAGCAGGCGGAGAAGGCGCGTGCTTTGCAAATGGTGGGCACGTTCCCGAATGGCGTGCCGCGATCGGCCCCGATCATCCAGAAGCGTCCGAGCCTCTGACCATGACCGGCCTCACGCGCCTTTCCGCCATCTGGTGCCGCGACGCGCAGTTTCTCGCGTGGCTCTCCGAGATCGCCGGGCAGCCCATCAGCAGCGACGACGCGGCCTATGCGGTGCGTGAGGCTTGCGGCGTCGCCTCGCGTCGCGAACTCGAAACCAACCCGGACGCGGCCCACGCGTTCATCACGAAGGTACGGCGCCCATTTCTGGCGTGGCGCGACCAGCAGCACCAACCCAAAGGAGCATGAGAAATGGAAGAACTGAACCAACAACCGACCGGCGCCGAGGTGGCGCAATCGGGGGAGCCTGCCGCTGCGACGGCACAGGCGTCGTCCGAGACGACCGGCACGGCATCGAGCGGTGCGGATGCGACTCTGGCCGACGTTGGGCTGACGGGTGCATCGCCCGAATCAACCAGCGCCTCGCCGACGGGAAGCGCCGAGGATTCCACGACGGGCGCTGACGCTGTGCCGCAAGGTGCTATCGCGAAGCTTCGCGCGCACCTCTGGTCGTTCGAGCGCGAGGCTGTGGCCGAACTGCATGCGGCGCTCGACGAAATCGAGGCGTTTCTGGCCTAAACCCATGCGCCGCCAAGCGCGGCGCCGCTTTCAGGAGTTGAGATGGACGAGCATAAGGAAGCGCTTTATGCGGTGTGGATGGATAGCGGCGGCCAGTTCGCTGTTCACGTGGATGGCAAGCCTTCCGTCTGTTCCCTCACCGGTCATTTGATTTTCACTCGCGCCGACGGCGTGGTAACCAGCCGATTTCAAGTGTGGTTCGGCTTCCGCATTCAGGATAAGGAGTAAGTCATGGCTACGAAATGGATCAAGGATGCAATCAAAAAACCCGGTTCGTTGCGCAAGGAACTGGGGGTGAAGGCGGGGGAAAAGATCCCCGAGAAGAAGCTCGACGCGGCGGCGAAGAAGGGCGGCAAGGAAGGTCAGCGAGCCCGACTGGCGAAGACCTTGCGCGGCTTTGGGGGGAAGTAACGATGATGAGCCTCGCATCCTTGGCCGTGGCCTACAGCCTGCTCCGGTGGGCTATCGGCTGCGTCGTGCTGTTCATCCTGATTCAGATTGCGTTCTGGTTCGGTTTGCCGGCGCCTGAGCGCCCGCTGCTTTGGCTGTTGGTCATCTGGACTGTTTTTCAGCTTTGGCGAACCATGCGGGCGTTCCGGGCAATCGTCCGTAGTGCTGGGGGGGAGTGATGGGGTGCAAGACGCTCTACCGGCCCGAGTTTGCCGAATTGGCGCGCAACTACAGCCTTATTGGCGCGCTTGAGGGGGAGCTCGGGCCGCTTTTCAAGGTGAGTGACCGGACGATTCGCAACTGGAAGCGTGACCATCCGGAGTTCGCCAAGGCCGTTGAGGAAGGTGCTGTGCATGCCAACGCGAATGTTGTCGGGCAGCTCTACCGAAACTGCATGCGTGGCGACAACACGGCAATCATCTGGTGGACGAAGAACAAGATGGGATGGCGCGAGAAGGTAGCCGTCGACGCAAATGTGAACGGAAAACTTGATCTGAATAACCTGAGCGATGAGCAGCTTGACAAGATCATCACCGAACTCGGCGCGGCTCTCGGACTCGGAGGCGCGTCGGGTTCGTCTCAATTTGGCGATGGCGCTGGCTGAGAAGGCCGAGCGCCGGGCCCGCAATCGACTGGCTTTGTTCAAGCCATATCCATGGCAACGCAAGTTCTTCGCCGAGGGGGCGAGGAATAAGCAGCGCGCACTCATGGCCGCGAACCGAGTCGGCAAGACCGAAGGTGCCGCATTCGAGCGTGCGATTCACCTCACTGGCCGTTACCCCGATTGGTGGGAAGGGTACCGATTCAGTCGCCCTATCCGGTCATGGGCACTTGGCGTCTCTGGTGAGCAGATCCGCGACGTGATCCAGCGCAAGTTGCTCGGGGACTTCGAGGGCGATGCGCTCGACGGCAAAGGGGCAATCCCCGGCGACTGCTTGGGCGAGTTCATCCGTTCCCCCCAGACGAAGAACCTCATCAAGGAAATCAAGATCAAGCATGAGACGGGCGGATGGTCGACGTTGTCGTTCAAGGCATACGAGCAAGGGCAGCATGTGCTCATGGGCGACTCGATCGACGACATCTGGATCGACGAGGAGCCACGCGACCAGCAGATTTACCCGCAGTGCCTGACACGTACGCTGACCGGTGACGACAATCGCGGCGGCCTCGTCACGCTGACGTTCACACCTGAGAACGGCATGACGCCGCTCGTTTCACAGTTCATGGAGGACATCAAGGAAGGGCAGTACCTGATGAACGTCACATGGGCTGATGCGCCGCACCTGACCGAAGAGGCTAAGGCCCAGATCCTCGCCGCCTACCCTGCGTACCAGCGTGACATGCGCTCGAAAGGCGTGCCGGCCGTCGGTGCGGGCCTCATCTTCACGGTGTCTGACGACGACATCAAGGTCGATCCCTTCCAAATTCCCCCTCACTGGGACGTCATCAACGGCCTCGACTTCGGCTGGGACCACCCGCAGGGCCACGTGCAACTGGCATGGGACAAGGATGCCGATGTGATCTACGTGACGAACGCGTGGCGCGCGTCACAGAAGGACGCAGGGCAGGCGCGTATCGCCGTTCAAGGCTGGGCGCGTGACATCCCATACGCATGGCCTCACGACGGCTTGCAGCATGAGAAGGGAGGCGGCGAAGAGTTGAAAGGTCAGTACGCGGCTGTCGGCTTCAACATGCTTCCCGCACATGCGACATGGCCTGACGGCGGCAACAGCGTCGAGGTCGGCATCTGGGAAATGCAGGAGCGCATGCTGTCTGGCCGATGGAAAGTTTTCTCGCCGCTCGTCGACTGGTTCGAAGAGAAGCGCCTTTATCACCGCGACGAGAACGGACGAATCGTGAAGAAGCGCGACGATTTACTGTCGGCCTCACGCTACGCGTACATGATGCGTCGCCTCGCCACTCCGAACGCCCCACAGCGTCCTGAGCATTTCGATATCCCAAAAACCGTCAACCACTGGAACGCGCGGCGATAGCGCGCAACATCACACTGAGCCGCGAGGAACATCATGGGCAAGAGCAAAACAGAGATTCACAGCGCAGTCGTCGAGGCGTCCCTAGTCGAGTTCGACCGCGCATATTCCAGTCAGCAGGAAGTGCGACTGAAATGCCTTCGCGACCGTCGGTTCGTGTTCGTCGAGGGCGCCATGTGGGAAGACTCGCTGCGCCTCCAGTTCGACAACAAGCCTCGTTTCGAGGTGAACAAGCTGCACATGTCCTGTGTGCGCATCTTCAACGAGTACCGGAACAATCGCATTTCGGTGGAGTTCCGACCCGTCGATGACGCCGCGACGAGCCAGACGGCCGATACGCTGTGCGGCCTGTACCGAGCCGACGAGCAGCGCAGCGGCGGTCAGGAAGCATACGACAATGCTTTCGAGGAAGGCGTGGCTGGCGGCATGGGTGCGTGGCGACTGCGTAACGTCTACACCGACGAGTACGACCAAGACGACGACACGCAAAAGATCGTGTTCGAACCGATCTACGATGCCGACTCGTCGGTATTCTTCAGCCTCGACGGCAAGAAATACGACAAGTCCGACGCTCATCGATGCTGGGTGATTTCAGCGGTAAGCCGTGATGCATACGCGGAGAACTGGGGTGAACCCGGCGAAGCGGATCCGTACGGGAAAGCAGGGATCGTGCTGCCGAGCGCGTCGTCGTTCAAGAAGGTGCAGAAGATGACGGAGTTCGACTGGTATACGCCGGACGTCATCTATGTGGCCGAATATTACTGCGTCGAGGAAATCCGCAAGCGCGTGCATGTGTTCCGCCTGAACAATCAGCAGGGCAAGGATACGAAGGTGCCCGAAGCACAGTTGACGGATGAGTACCGCGAAAGCTTGGCGGCTCAGGGATACACCGAAATTCGGGTGCGCACGGTGAAAGAGCGCCGTGTTCACAAGTGGATCCACGACGGCACCCGGGTGCTTGAAGATTGCGGCTATGTCGCCGGCCCGAACATTCCGGTCATTCCGTTCTACGGCAAGCGCGCGTACATCGATAACATGGAGCGCATCATGGGCCATGTTCGTCTCGGCACCGACGCACAACGCCTGTTCAACATGCAGATTTCGCTGCTGGCGATCATCAATGCGCTGGCACCGCGCCGTAAGCCGATTTTCCTACCCGAGCAGATCAAGAACCACGCCGCTACGTGGGCGAGCGACAACATCGACGATAACCCGTTCCTGCTGGTCGACCCGATCAAGGGCGCCAACGGTGAAAAGGTTCCGGCTGGCCCGATCGGTTATACCGAACCGCCGCCGGTGCCGGAGTCTCTCGCGGCGCTCATGCAGGTCTCGTCGAGCGTTATTCAGGAAGTCACGGGCGAGCAGCAGGCAGGCGAGCAGATCGTCTCGAACGTGTCCGCCAAGGCCGTCGAGCTCGTGCAGAACAAGATCGACATGCAGTCGTTCATCTACATGGACAACATGAGCAAGTCGATGCAGCGAAGCGGGGAAGTCTGGCTTGGCATGGCGCGAGAGATCTACGACGAGGAAAATCGCACGATGCCCTTCGTCGGGAAAGACGACGCTCGGTCGAATATCAAGCTCAAGCAGCCCAAGATGGTCGACGGGGCCGCACAGGTCGTGAATGATCCGGCGACGGGCAAGTTCGACGTGTTGGCCGACACCGGTCCCGCGTTCAAGAGCCGCCGTGATGCCACCGTTCGTGCGCTCGTGGGAATGCTCCAGTTCATCCAAGATCCGAAGATTTCCAGCATCGTGACGTCGTTGATCCTCACGAACATGGATGGCGAGGGGCTGGATGACCTGCGCGAGTTCCTGCGCATGCAGCTTGTGACGGAAGGTGTCGTTCAGCCGACCGAAGAAGAGGCCCGCAAACTGGCTCAACAGGCTTCCCAGCAACAGAACCAGCCGCCGAGCCCGCAAGATCAGTGGTTGATGGAAGCTGCTGGCAACGAAGCGGCCAAGGCCGGGAAGACGAAAGCCGAAACGCTCAAGACGCTGGCCGACGCCGCAAACTCGCGCGCGGACGCAGTTGCCAAGCTGGCGAACGCCAAAAACGATCACCTGCAAACTGCCATCCAGATCCTGCAAACCCTCATCGCTACCACCGGGCCGGCGGCCGCTGCTGCGAGCGCTGTACCAGCGCAACCTGTCGCGAACGCGCCCGATCAAGGCGCGCAGCCCGCAATAGCCCAGTAAGCCGTTTAGATTGGTCATTCTTGTTGGTGTGCCTCACGGTTGGTAGAAACCAGCCTGAGGCCACCGTGGCGCCTTTAAGCCGCGAGTCGACAGGGATCTATATGCAAACGGCAGACCAGCTTACGACGGATGAGAACGCCAACGACGAGGTGCTCGACAATGGCACCGGCACCGAGCCGGCAGCCCTGACGGGCGACGCTGCGAACGACGATCAGCCCAACGGCACTGACACTGCCGCTGAAGGATCGACGAACGAAGGCGACCAAGACGAAGGTGCGTTCGAAATCCAATTCGGCGATGAGGCCCCGCCAGCCTCGGATGAACAACTCAACGGTGCCCCCACTTGGGTGCGCGACTTGCGCAAGCAGAACGCTGAACTTCAGCGGCAGGTGCGCAAGTTCGAAGCACAGCAGGGCGCGGCAGCAACCCAGCAACCAGAAGTCCCCACGCTCGGCCAGAAACCGACGCTCGAGCAGTTCGACTACGACGAAGCGAAATTCGATGAAGCCCTCGGCCAGTGGTACTCCGACAAGGCCAAAGTCGACGCCGTCCAAAACGAACAACGAGCAGCGGCGCAGGCGCGCGAGCAGGCCGCAGTCGAACGCCTGAACGGCTACCGCCGTGAAGCGACCGAATTGCGCGTCAAGGACTATCAGGACGTGGAAAACGATGTGGTGGCGGCACTCACCGTCGAGCAGCAAGGCATTGTGCTCGCCGGCGCGGACCGCCCCGCCGCGTTTGTCTACGCGTTGGGTCGCTACCCGAACAAGCTCAAAGAGTTGGCTTCCATCAAAGATCCCGTCCGGTTCGCATTTGCCGCGGCGAAACTCGAAAAGGAACTGAAAGTGACGCCCCGCCAATCGACCAAAGCAGCGCCCGAAGGGCGCGTGACCTCCGCAGCCGGCACACCGGCCGTCGGAGGCGGTGAGAAAAAGTTGGAGCAGTTGCGAGCCGAAGCGGAGAAGACCGGGGATTACTCCAAGGTCAACTCCTACAAGCGGCAATTGAAGCAGGCGCAGTCGCGCCGCTGACAACTGCTCTCGATCAAATCCGATTGAGGGAAAGCGAAAATGGCAAACAATTTCAGCAAGGAAGAACGGGTCGCCTTCGAGCAGCTTCTGGAAGGCTTTGACGACGCACTCGTCATGTCGCGGCTGGTCAAGAAGTACACGACCAATCAGCAGGGTATGGAGCGGTCCGCGGACATCATCTGGCGTCCGCAACCGTACATCGCCAAGTCGTATTCGGGCTTGGACCAGACGGCCAACTTCAACGGCTATACCCAGTTGTCGGTTCCCGCTTCGATCAACCGTTCGCAGTCGGTGCCGTGGACGATGACGGCCAAGGAACTGCGTGATGCGTTGCAGGAAAACCGCTTGGGGGATTCGGCCAAGCAGAAACTGGCCTCTGACATCAACGTCGCCGTGAACAGTTCGGTCACGTCCCTCGGCTCTCTGGTCGTCAAGCGAACGTCGGCCGCAAGTGGCTTCGACGACGTGGCAGCGATCGACGCGATCTACAACGAGCAGGGCATCGGCATGGACGAGCGCTATGCTGCCTACTCGTCGCGCGACTACAACGGCATGGCGAGCAATTTGGCCGCACGCCAGACGTTGCAAGGCCGTCCGGAGACCGCGTACGACAAGGCATACGTCGGTGAAGTGGCGAACTTCGGCGTGTTCAAGATGGACTATTCGCCGCGCATCATCGCTGCGGCCGGCGGCGCGATCACCATCGGTGCGGCGAACCAGTACTACGTGCCGGCGGCCACCGTCGCAGCGTCGTACGGTGAGGTGACCAACGTCGACAACCGTTTCCAGACGATCACCGTCAGCGCAACGGCCGGCGTCGTGGCTGGCGACTGTTTCACCGTCGCGGGCGTGAACTCGGTGCATCACATCACGAAGCAGGACACGGGCCAGCTGAAGACCTTCCGCGTCGTGTCGGTTGTCGACGGCACGCACCTTCAGATCACGCCGCCGTTCATCAGCGCGCAGGGTGCATCGTTGGCTGAAGTCTGCTACCAGAACGTGACGGCCACCCCGGCCAACAGCGCGCCGATTACTTGGCTCAACACAGCCGGTTCGGCTCTCAATCCGCACTGGAAGATGGATTCCGTCGAACTGCTGCCGGGCCGCTACGAAGTGCCGACCGACGCCGGTGTTCAGGCCATTCGTGGCACGACCGATCAGGGCATCGAGGTCACGCTGACGAAGTTCTTCGACATCAACACGTATGTCACGAAGTACCGCGCCGACATCTATTTCGGTGTCGCCGTGCTCAACACCGAGATGTGCGGCGTTGAGTTGTTCAATCAGGTGTAAATGCCTGCCGGCGGCTTGGGCGTCTCGCACGCCCGGCCGCCGTTTTCACGAGGTGACCCCAATGAAAGGATTCCATGAAGCGACGATGATGTTTCGCGTCGGCAGCGAACAGCGCCTGCATGGCGTCGATGTCGACACGATCATCGTCGAAGCCGTCGAAGTGCCGGACATGCTTGCCGAAGGCTGGCACCCCTCGCCGACGGCGGCCCGCGAGGCAGAGGCGAAACGCCTGCGCGAGACCGAGGAGCGCCGCGAGCGCGAAGCGAAGGAAGCGGCCGAGCGTCAGGCGTGCGAAGAAGCAGAACGTGCAGCAACCGTGGCTAAGGCAACTGAGGGGGCGGCCAAGGAAGCGGTGTCGACTGATAAGCCAGCGAAAGCCGGGAAGGCTGACGCGAAAGCCGGGAGCGGCGCGTAAGCGCCCCGCGTCATGGCAACGAAGAAGGAAATCATCGACGACGCATATGCCGAAATCGGGCTGGCTGGCTACACCTTTGACCTGAGCGCAGAGGAATATTCGTATGCGCTGCGTCGTCTCGACTGGATGGCCGCGATGTGGGATTCACAGGGCATCCGCGTCGGCTACAACCTACCCGCAAGTGCGCGCGCCAGCGATCTAGGCGACGACGCAGGCATTCCCGACTGGGCTTTACAGGGATTTGTCACGAATCTGGCAGTGACGCGCTTGGCGTCGATGAAGGGAAAGACGGTACCCCCTCAGCTTGCGCAAGTTGCCGACGATTCATATCAGGCGCTCCTCACCGGCAGTTTCGAAATCCCGCAGATGCAGATGCCGCGCCATATGCCGATCGGCACCGGAAATCGCCGAAACACCAAGAATCAGCAGTTCTTCGCGCCGGTCGACCGCATCACGACGACCGACGATGACCTTCTTCAGCCTACCGGCAATCCTTGGCCGGACAGCAATTGAGGCCTCGACATGGCAAACATCAACCAGCTTTCGGCAGACACAAACCCGCAGCTTTCCGATCAGGTAGCGATCTGGAGCCAGAACAACGGGCAGGCGCGCAAGGTAAGCCTCGGTGCGCTTCTCGATCTCTTGCAAGCGAACCTCCAATTGCCGGATGGACTCTTGAACGCATCTTCGCTGTATTCCTTGATCCGCTCGCAAGCTGTGGCGCTTCCCGTCGGCACGGTCGCTGTCACCGTTGCGCCGTTCGACGCGAACGGCAACACCGTTCTGAACATCGGCGGCCAGTCGCTGACGCTGAATGTGTTGACCGGCGTCATGCAGGCGACGCGCGATATCGCGGCCGCTGACTTCTGGGTGGCGCTCGACGGTTCACTGCCCGCTGGCCGAACGCTGACCTTGCAGCTTCAAACGGGGCCTGTCGGTGGCCCGTTGCACACGTCGCAGTTCCAGACGATTAAGGCCGGTACCGGGAACGCAGACTGCTTCCACTTCTCCGGCGTACTGCGCAATCCGAATAACGTGAACGGACGCATCAACGAAGGCGACATCATCCAGTTGATCGCCTCTGCGGACGCCTCAACGACCCTTTCTATTTCGCGCGCATCGGTGACTATGCGCCCTCTCGACGGAGTCTGACACCATGGTTAAACAGCCTTTCTCGCCGGCCTATGGCCAGACGCAAACTGTCACGGTGTCGAGCACGCCGACCCCTATCACGGTCGATCCGCTGGCTAAGCAAGTGATGTTCACGAACGCGAATGCATTCATCGTCTTCGTGCGGTGCTACGACGTCGCGAATCCGGTGGCCGCAACCGTGAAGGATTACCCGATCCTGCCCAACTCGAAAGAGGTCATCACGAAGAACGGCACGTTTGGCGGCATTTCACTGCTCAGTACGCTGGTGAACACTGGGCCGGTCCTCGTGACGCCGGGAGAGGGTTATCTGAGCGCCACAACCTGACGAACCATGCAGATCCCACTGAGCGACGGCACATACGCCGACATCGGCGCTGATTTCCGCACCTCGTACCCGCGCAACCTCGTGCCGGTGTTCAAGGACACCGGAATTTCCAAGATGTACTTGCGCACCGCAGAGGGCATAACACGCTTCGATGTCAACGCGCCCGTGATCTACGGTGCGTGCCGTGGTGCTGTCAACTGGAATGGCACCTGCTACCGCGTGCTCGGCCCCAATCTGGTTTCCGTCTCATCGACGGGGCTCGTCACAGTTCTTGGTGAACTCAAGAACGACAATCTGCCGGTCTCCATCGTTCACGGGTATGACAATCAGGGGATCGGCATCGTGAGTGCCGGGAAACTCTATTTCTACACGATCCAGAAGCCCGACGGCACCACGACGAGCACCCCAACGTTACAGGAGTGCACGAACCAGAATGTCGGCACGCCGACAGACGTCACATGGATGGCAGGCTATTTCGTCCTGAGCGACGACACCGCGATTTACGTCACCGACCTCGATAACCAGTTCAACATCAACTCGCAGAAATTCGGCAGCGATTCCAACTCGCCGGACAAGCTCAACGGAACGCTGCGATTCCGCAATGAACTGTACGGGTGCAATCGGTACACCATCGCCGTTTTCGACAACCAAGGGGGCACCGGTTTCCCATTCGTGCAGAACGTCGGCGCCACGATTCAGAAGGGTGTCCTCGGCCCCCACGGGAAATGCCTCACCAGCCAAGGATTCGCATTCCTTGGCAGCGCGGAAGACGAAGCGCCGAGCGTATATCTAAGCGCTGGGCTCGGGCTCGCGACGTCGATCGCCTCGCGCGAGGTGCAGACGGTCATCGGCCAATACACCGATGAGCAGCTTTCCAAGGCAACGCTCGAATATCGGGGTGAGAAGGTGCAGCAGTTCATCTATCTGCATCTGCCAGATTACACATGGGTTTACGACGTCATGGGATCGCAGGCCGCACAGAAGCCGATCTGGTTCATGCTCGACTCCAGTGTCGACGGCAGCGGGCCGTGGCGGGCGTGGCATCCGGTGTACTGCTACGGCAAGTTCCTGATGGGCGACAAGATCGATCAGCGCGTCGGTTATATCGACCCGTTGACCGCCCAGCAGTATGGTGAGCGGGCCCGTTGGCAATTCGACGTCGCGTTCATGTACAACGGCGGAAAGGGCGTCATCGTAAACGCCGTCGAACTGATCGGAACGCTCGGCTATGCCGACCTGAAAGAAAATCCGACTGTCAGCATGCGATATACCCTCGACGGCCGCAAATGGAGCGTTGATAGGTACATCTCGTTTGGGCGCCAAGGGCAGACCGACAAACGCGCACAATGGCGCCCGGCGTTCTCGTTCAAGAACTTCTGTGGCTTCCGGTTCTCGGGCTTCAATGCCGCGCCGGTGTCGATGGCTGCCCTCGAAGTTGATCCTGAACCGTTGAGCGTCTGATGGATATCGATATCGTCACGCCCACCGCGAACCGAAAGGAACTCGCAGAGGCATTCGGCCAGAACCAGACCGCCGTGCGCCGGCTGGAAGACATGACGCGCGACATTCGCGTCACGCTACCGGACGCCGTAGGTCAGGTGGACGATACCGCGCAAAAGGCGCTCGATCTTGCCGAGGCTATCCAGCAGCTTGCCTTTGTGATTCTGGGAACGGTCACCCCGACTTCCCCTAATGCCAAGTCATTGACGCAGGGGGAAGGGATCTCCATCACCACGAACGGCACGCAGGTCGTGATATCCCTCACGGTGCCCGTGCTCACAAAAGACGGTGGCACCGGCCTCACGAACATCGCGCGACATGCTGTCATGATCGGGGCCGACGCTGATCCAGTACGAACCGTGAGCCCGACGAGCATAGGGCAAATGCTTGTGACGACCGGCCCGACGTCAGATCCTGCCTTTTCCAACAAGGCCGATCTGATCAACGGCACCGTGCAGGGTTGTACCGTCACGACCGGGACGATCGACAACACCCCAATCGGCGCAACAGTCCCAGCGAGCGGCGCATTTTCCTCTGTCACGGCGGGGGAGGCTGCGCGCCTGATGAGCACGTCTGTATCGCTTGCTAACGCGGCAGGCGCGGCAGCCGGCACCCTCACAAATGCCCCAGTCGCGGGCAACCCGACGAAGTGGATCACCATCAACGACAACGGTGTGGCGCGGCGAATCCCGAGCTGGTAAGCCATTGGTCATTCGTGAATTGTCACGTCTCGCCGCGTACATTTCGCCATGATTCGTCCCCTGTTTGATCCGATCATCGTCAACAAGGTCTATCGAATGCCCGAGATTCTAGGGCGTATTCGACATGACGACTGGAGTCCCGAGTTCGAAAATAGCCCCGATGTTGGATATCTGGGGGCTTGGGCGGGAGACATGTTCTGCGGGTTCTTCATGATCCGCGAAAAGAGCCGCATCGACGTCGAGGTACACGCCTGCTTGTTACCCGACGCTCTGCCCCACAGCCGCGTACTGGGCGCCGAGGTTTTGCGGTTCATATTCAACGCGAGTTCTGTGCTGCGTGTCAGCGCGCCAATCATCGGAAATCTGGTGAGCGCGATGAACTACGTCAGACGCTTGGGTTTCCAGCAGGAAGGCGTCATACGCGGGTGCTGCCGAAAGAATGGCGAACTGCTCGATGTCGTTCTGTTTGGACTGACGAGAACGGAATTCGAGGCGAACAATGTCATTTATTACCAAGGCCGTCGGTGGGCTCGTCGGTGACCTGACCGGTGCGAACGCGCAGGCAGACGCCGCGCAAAACGCATCTCAGGCTCAGCAACAGGCCGCAATGGCCGGCATCGACGAACAGCGGCGCCAGTTCGACGCAGTTCAAAAGCTTCTCGCGCCATTCGTCAACGCCGGCACCGGCGCTATTGGCAACTATCAGGGCGCACTCGGGCAGCTCGGAAACATCACTGGCGCCAACGGCAGCACGGCGCAACAAGGTGCCCTCGACGCGCTCAAGACCAATCCCCTATACACCACGGCCATGGACCTCGGCCAGCAGGCCATCCTCCAGAACGCAAGCGCGACGGGCGGATTGCGCGGCGGCAACACGATTTCCAGCCTTGGGTATCTCCCGAATCAGGTGCTCACGAATGTGATGGGTAACCAGATCGGCAACCTGCAATCGTATTTGCAGAGCACCGGCAGCCTTATGGGGCTTGGCGAGAACGCGGCGGCAGGCACCGGGAATGCAGGCATCCAGACCGGCAACAACATCACGAACCTGCTCGGCCAGATTGGCTCGTCTCAAGCCGGCGCATCGATCGCACAAGGCAACGCAGCAGCTTCGGGGATGAATGCGCTTGGCGGGATCCTCGGTATGAGCACCGGCGGATCGTCCATCGGCAGCCAACTGCTCGGCGCAGCGGGCAGCGGGATCTCGAGCGCGGCCAACTTCCTCATGGGTCTCTTCTAAGGAATCGTCATGGCAGATATTCAAGCCGCCGCGCCGACGCCGGTGAACTACACGGGGTTGCAGGTATCGGCCGACCCCGTAGGTGCATTCCAGAAAGCAGGGCAGATTCAGGCTCAGACCAATCTGCTGAACGCGCAGGCCGGGATGCAGCAAGCGCAAACCGCGATGCAAGGCGTTCAGCTTCAGCGAGCGATCCAATATCCGGGGATGCTGAAGAAGGCGTTCGAGAACCCCACGGCAGCTAACTTTGCCGCGCTGTCGGCCATGTTCCCGGATCAGCATCAGGCAATCACTCAGGGCTGGAGCACGCTGCACACAGGCCAGCAGCAAGCCGAGATAGATCAGGCGTCGCGCGCGTATTCCGCCTTGTCGAATAACCGCCCCGACGTGGCGCTCGATATCGCCCAGAAGAACCTGTCGGCGCTCCAGAACAGCGCACAAGACCCGAACAATCCGACCTACCAAAAACAGTTGTCGGACGCACAGAACGTCGTGAATCTCATCCGGACGGACCCCAAGGCTGCGCAGGGGCAGCTCGGTGCCGTGCTCTCGTCCGCGATGGGGCCGCAGGACTTCGCCTCGCATTTCTCGTCACTCATGACGCAGCCGGCAACGATTGCCAAGGCTGATGCCGAGGCGACGACCGCCGGCGCAAAGGCACAGGTCGCGCCGCAACAGGCTCAGGCCGACCTCGCGCAGACGCAAGCGAACGTCCAGAACACCATCGACCAAATCCAGCACCGGGCCGCAGCTTTCGGTCTCGACCAACAGCGATTCCAGACCGAGACGGCACTGAAGATGCAGGAACTGCACTACAAGCAGATGGTGCCAAATATGGCCCCGGGTATGGCTGAGCAGCAAGCTACGGCAGTCGCCAGTTCGCAGCAGTTGCAGCAATCCGCAGACCGGGCCGTTGGCATCGCCAGCCAGATTCAGGCGAAGGCGAAGGACGGCACGTGGGCAAATGTCGGTGTGGCTGGCGATGCGCAGATGTCATTGCAAAACCTGCTCGGCTCGCAGGACGCCGTGAACGACCTGAAGAAGGAATATGCCTCGATGCGCGCGAGCGCATTGTTCGGCGTGGTGCAGGGCGGCCGCACGACCGATGCCGACCTCAAACAGATCGAAAAGGGATTCCCGAAGGACAACGCCGACCCGCAGCAACTTGCCGCGTGGCTGAATGCCTACGCGAACGTGCAACGCCGCATGGCCGTCGTGAACGATGCAAAAGCTGACTGGATCAGCGGCGCCGGCACGATGGGGCGTATGCCGCGTGATGCCAACGTGCTTGGCGTGCTGGTTCCGGCCGGCACCTCCTTTAACGACTTCATGGCGCGCGGCCTGAAAGGTGCGCAGTTGAACGTCACCCCACCGAACGCTGCGCCGGGCACGATGCCGCGTTATATGCAATACGGGAACTGACATGGCCGATTACAACGTCAGCGCCTTTCCCGTCAGTTTCAAGGACGCCACATATGACGCGGCGGACAAGGCCGCTTCCGCAGCGCACGGCATCCCTGAAGGCTGGCTGAACAATATTCGTCTGCAAGGCGAGAAAAGCAACGCCGATCAGGTGAGCAGCGCCGGGGCGCGCACTCCTTATCAGATCACCCGGAAGACGCGCGATGCAATCATCGACCAGACCGGTGTCGATCCGTGGTTGAACCCGGGCGCGGCTGCCATGGGGGCCGCATACCTTCTCAAACAGTCCGCAGACCGCAATGGCGGCAATGAGATTCTCGCGACGGCCGAGTATCACGGCGGCACGAACCGTGAGAATTGGGGGCCGAAGACGATGGCGTATGCCAAACGCGTCACCGGCGCGTCGCCGAACAATCCTGACGCGACGCCATCGTTCGCCCAACCGAACGGCCAGAATCCTTACCAGTTGCAGGCTGCGCCAGACGTTTCCAATCTCGGCGCGGGTATGCCGACGTCTTCGTCTCCGAGTCTGTCGAAGGTCATCGAAGCATACAGATCTGGGCAGATGCCGCCGGACGTCGCCGCCGAGTTCGAGCGCGATGTCGACGCTGGTCGCATTCTTCTGCCGCGTGACGTGAAGATTAAAGCCCCCACTGCGCCAGCAAATAATGTCGAACCCGTGTCGTCTGCCGCTGCGGCTCCGACTGAGCCCGGGCAACCGGCAGCCGTTGGGCAGCCGATGCAGATTCCTGCTGGCGCTGTGACAGCGTTCAACAACGGGCAGATGCCGGCCGATGTGCGTTCTCAGATGCAGGCGGATATCAAGGCTGGGCGTGCCGTTCTGCCGCAGGGAGCGTCGTTGCAAGATCCCGATGCGCCGCCGCCGTCGCAAGGCGTCGTTGCAGATGTCGGTCGGCAACTCGGCCTCACAGCGCGAGACGCAATTCAAGGTGCTGGGCATGTGGCTGGCGTCGTCTACGATCCAATCGCTGCGCTCATCAACGGGGCCGGTAGCCTCATCGGACACGATCCGAAAATTGCGCCTCTCGGCTATCAGGCCGAACAAGCTGCTAATGCACTCGGGTTGCCGAAACCGGTGGGTTCATTGGAGCGCGGCGTGAACGCGGCAGCGCAAGGAGCCGCCGAAGCAGGGACGTTTGCTGGCGCCGGGCGCGCGCTCGCCGCAGGTGCCGGTGCACTACCCGAGATTGTGGGGCAGATCGGTAAGACATTCGGCGCAGATGCCGGAAAGCAGGCGGTCGCAATGGCCGCAGGTCAGGCGGCCGCGCAACATGCGAAGGATGCTGGCCTGTCGCCAGCCGCGCAGGCAGCAATCAACCTCGGAACGATGGTTGCCACGATGGGCGGTGCGACGGCGGTGGAAGGTGCGGTGTCGAAGGCTCCAACTGCGATCGGAGAGGCAGCTCAACGCCTCTACCAATCATTCAAAGGCGAAGCGCCGCAAACTCCCGCAGCGGCTCGCGTCGAGCCGACGCTACCGAATCCAGCTGCTGATTCGACAGCGCCAGCATCAAACTCGTCATCTCCCGCGCCCAATACCGCACCTCAATTGGGGGCATCGATCAACCCCGGCGCACCCATAGTCACAAATCCTACTGTGGCTGCATTGCAGCAAGAAAAAGAGGCTCTTTTGCCGCTTGCTGCGAATTCGCCCGCGAAAGGAGATGCTTCAATTCGGGAGCAAATTGCAGCGTTAGAAGGGCGTTCTTTTGATTCGATTGAGGCACGGACGAAGGAATTACAAGGACAAGGTCTTAAGTTCAAGGATGCTCGGGCTATTGCGCAGCGACAGCTTTCCGATGAGATGACGTCCTTCCAAGCTACGATGGATCGTCTCCACGGGCAGCTTGCAAATGCACAGGATGGTTCGCGTGCGTTGCAGCGAATTCAGGAGATTGATTCTCAAATAGCTCAATTGCCTAACTCCACACCGGCATCCCTAAGTCAGATTGCGCAAGGGACTCAGAGGGCTTTTGCCGAGAGCGGTCGGCCTCAAGTTCCAGCAGCGTTGCCCGACGCTGCCACTGCCGCGGCTGCGCCGGCACTTCCAACGCCTGCGGCAGCAGCGGTCGAAACCGCAGCCGCTGGTGGTGCACCGGCCACCGCGGCGGCTACTCCGACGCCTGAGTTCATGGCCGCGTCTGACCTCTCCACACAAGCACGTAAGGCCGTCGGCGCTCAGGGTGCACCCTTCGGCATGGGGAAGGCGAGCGCGCGCGATGTGCTCGCCACGCAGGGTGCCCCCGACGCAGAGGCGTTGGCGGCGGCCGAGCGTCTGGGAATTGCTGACAATCTCCAGCCCGACCACCTGACGAGCAATCAGGCCTATCGGGAGCTCGCGCAGGCCATCAAGTCCACGCCGGGCAGTCTTGCCCGCGCTGACGAAATGGAAGGTCTTTCGCGCGTGGCTGAACGAGGCATGAAGATCGTCGAGGACGCAGGCGGCACGCGCGATTTGAGCGGCTTGTCGGCGCAGGTGAAAAACGACCTCGCCAACACGCAGGCACAACTCGAGCAGAAAGCTGATGCCCTTTACAAGGGTATCAAGGCCGATGTGCCGGCGACGATGCCGGTGGACGCGCCCAACGTCCTAGGGTTCATTGAGCAGCGCGCGACGGATCTTGGCGGCTCGAAGAATCTATCGACCATCGAGAAGATGGTTCAGTCGAAACTCACTGCGAAAGAAGAGCCGATCGTGGTGGGCGGCGCAAAGGTCTCGCCGTCGCAATTGGGCATGGAAGCACAGATGCAGCGGCCGACCTATGCGCTTCTGGACGATGTGCGTCGAAATATCGGCGCGGGCCTGAAGAACGAAGGGCCATTCAAGGACGCCGACAGTGGATTGCTGAAAGCTCTCTATGCACGCGTCTCCGAAGACCAGCGTGCCGCGCTTGCGAACTCCGGCGTGCCGAACGCTGTAGAGCGCTTCGACGCCGCGCGTGCAGCCGTCCAAATGCGAAAGGGGATCGAAGACGACATGACGTCGCTCTTCGGAAAGCAGCTTGGCGACTCCATCGTCGGAAAGCTCGGGTCCGCCGTTCAGTCACTTTCCAAGGGTGACGAAACGAAGTTCGTGAACCTGATGAAGGCCGTTCCGCCGTCGATGCGTCAGCAAGTGACGGCCAGCGGCCTGAACGCCGCTTTCGGCCGAGCCACGAAGAACGGCGAATTGAACTTCAAGAACTACGCGGACTGGATGGATGGCCTGAAGCGTAATTCCGGAGCTTTCAATGCCGTGATGGCAAACCTTCCGGCCGAGACGCGCCATCAACTGCTCGACCTCGCCAAGGTGTCCCGCTCGATCTCCAATGCGACGCGCGAAGCGATCACCACCGGTCGAATCATGGCTGTGCGCGATCAACTCAATGCGCGCGCCGAAGGGCTGATGGCGAACGTTCTCGAGAAGGCCCGCGAGGGTGCCGTCGGGGCGACGGTGGCCGGTGCCGCACACGTCGGTGGCCCGGTGGGTGCCGGACTGGCGCACGCCGTCATGAATGCCCTGTCGCGCGGGAAGCCAGAAGTCATGAAGGCTGCCGACGAACTCATCGTGAGCCCCGAGTTCGTCCAACTCGCGAAGAACTCGATCACTCCTACGAATCAAGAAGTTCGTGCGCTCGCCAACTCGCCGCAGATGCGCCGGTTCTTCAGTCTCACGAATTCCACCCTTCCCAACAGTGCGGCAGCCCGTGAGCAGTGGGTGCGCAGCGCAATTTCGTTCCTCAACCACCCGACCGCAAAAGAAACCAATAGGTGACACATGGGCGCAAACCTCACGAACCCGGTACCGATTTTCATCGACCTTGACGGGAACCCGCTGAATGGCGGGTTCATCTACGTCGGCGTCGCAGACACGGACCCGATGACGAACCCGGTATCGGTATATCAGGATGTCGAGCGAACGATTGCGATGACACAGCCGTTGCGAACGATCGACGGCATGGTCGCGGTCAACGGGAAGGCGAAGCAGGTGTTCGTCGGCGCGAATTCTTTCTCGCTGGCCGTGTTCGACAAGCAGGGGCGGCTTGTCATCTCGCTTCCGCACGGCGAAGACGGTGTATTGATCTCACTGGCCGCACCCGATGGCGTTACGCTGGTCGGCGGCGCACCGCGCGTCGCGAATTCCGTAGTGGATCTCCGGACCTTCCCGAAGACCGCAAATCCGTTCGCGATTGTCACGAGCTATTGGGGCGATGGCAACGGCGGTAGTGGCACCTTTCGGCGCGACCTGACCGACACGACGAGTGCCGACAATGGCGGTACGATCATCGTGGCCAACGACGGCTGCCGCTGGAAACTCTGTCAGGAATCGCCTGTCAGCGTGAAGCAGTTCGGGGCAAAGGGCGATGGCACCACGGACGACACGGACCGATTCAAACTTGCGCTGGCGTGGGCGGCGTCTCTGGGTGGCGCGAGAATCTTCGTGCCGGCCGGCGTGTACGTGCTGACGAACTTCGAGATCGATCAACCGCGTGTGATCTTCGAGGGCGACACCGGTGGCACGACCTACGAGAAGATTCCGGATCTGACGACGATCAAAACTCGGCTGATCCCGAGTGCATCGGCAGTGTGGGTGATGCGTCTGAAAGGAACATCGACAGGAGCGGCCGCACAAGGGTCAGGTTTCCGGAACATCCTGATTACGGACAGTGGGGCCACCGTTCATGACTACGGCTTGATCGTGGATAGCGCCGAGACGATTGCCGAAGATTCGACGGTTCAGGGATTCAAGTTCGGGGGTGTGATTCCGGCTGCTGGGAACAATAACGTTTTCCGGCGTGTGGCTTTCACGGGGGCCGCAAGCATGGGTTTCTTGGTGTCAGAGCATCAGGCCAAGACTTACATGCACCCGAATGTTCCGGATATCCCGGAAATTCCTAGCACGCTCTGGCAGATGAGCGAATGTGTCATTCGTCAAAACGAGTTCGGTGCGATGCTTCGCGACGGCATCGGCGCGAGTCTCGGCGACACCGTCATTGAGAGCAATCGACAGTCCGGTCTGTATGTCTACCGTACCGACGTCAGCACTGTGCGCGACATCACATTTGATCATGTTCACTTCGAAAACAACTATGACGGGTACGCGGGCGATCCTACCGGGTACAGCGTCGCCGGGAACCGTGCTTTCCTGATCGGAAACGCTTCGACCTATCTTGCGTGGTCCAACACATTGCAAGTCGCCTATCAAGTCGTATTGGACTCGCAAACGCACGGTGGTACGGGTGGCTCTGACACCTTGGACTTCCCCCGTTGTGCCATCAACTGCAATAGCATCTATCAGCGTGCCATTCTTGGCTTGTCGGGAACGAAACCGAAGTTTGATACGTTGAACCTCGGTGGTTCAGGTGATACCGACAATCTGATTCGAATGACTTCGGACGTCAATGGCGCGCTCTTCGTCGATCCGATTCCGGGCAACGATCCCACCGGCATCGTCCCTTGTTTGGCGGCCAACAACGGCGCGAATCTGGGCACGCGCGGTATCTACTTGCGCACGGGATCGAGAAGCGGTGACCTTGGAGCAATCTATCCTCAGGTCGGCGCGTTCGGTGGCCCGATTCACTTCCTCGGTCAGGTAACCGGCGATCCGCGCAACGCTGACGCGCGCATGCTCGACGATTATTTCGAGACGCTATTCGCCGGCCTTTGGCGCACCGACGGGGCCACGCCGTTCAACGTCTTGAGTGAGACGAGCTATTTCACGAAGATCGGGCGTTTCGTGAAGGTCCAATGCCGTGTCACCGTGCAGGTCAGTGCCACTACATCGACGCCGCAGACGCTCTATCTCGCTGGTGGTCTTCCACAAGGCGCAGAAAATTCTGGATTCCTCGTGGGCCAGACGTTCGTTTCTGCCCTGTCAGGCGCCACTCCTGTTGTGAACAACGGGCGTACCTCGACAATCACGAATACTACGACCACGATCATAGGCCTCGATCCGGTGTTCCCAGCGCTCACGCTGGGCCATCAATACCTGATCACGCTCGACGCGTCGTACATCACGAAGACCTGATCGGCTGAAGTTCGGGGGAATTATGGAAGAGCGGAACATCATGCGGAAATGGACGGTCAACTGGTCACTCGTGTTGACGGCGACCATGTCTGCCGGCGGTACTGCGTGGGCGGTCAACGCCTCGTATTTCGAACTGGTCGGGCGCGTGACGGCCGTCGAGTCGAAGAATGCCGAACAGGATCAGCACATGCAGCGCATCGAGCAGTCACAAACGAAGCTTGAGAACAACACGACGCAGCAGCTTCGCGACATCAGCAGCGACTTGAAGGAGGTGCGTAACCACCTCCTGAACAACGCGGCCGGCCAACGGCCTGATATCGCCCGATGGAGCCGTCGATGAGATTCCGCCATTTCTTCGTTGATGACCTGCGAGATGTCTGGAAACGCTGGTCGATATGGACGGGCGCAGTCACGCTGATCTTGCTGACCGCTATCCCGGTGATTGACGATCACTGGCCGGACGCTACCGGCGTGATCGTGTCTCTGTTCCCTACACACGGCAAACAGATCGCGCCGATACTCGGCATCCTGATCGCGGTGGCAGCGCAGTGCATCCGGCAAAAGGCAGTACTCGACGCGCTGCGTGGGATATTCAAGAAGGGAGGCGACGATGCAGACCGCAAATGACCTGACGTTGCATTTCACACTGGACGAGCTGACGCACAGCCAGACGGCAGATCGGCGTGGTATCGACAACACGCCATCGGACGAGATCGTCACGAACCTGATACGGGTTGCTCAGACGCTGGAGCGCGTGCGCGTTCTGCTCGGGAGTCGGCCGGTCAGCATTTCGTCGGGGTATCGCTCACCCGACCTGAATCGTGCGGTCGGTGGCGCGCGTAACAGCGCTCATCTCTATGGGCTCGCGGCGGATTTCATTTGCCCGGGGTATGGCACGCCGCTGCAAATCTGTAAGGCGATCGCCGCCTCCGGCATCGACTTTGATCAGCTCATTTATGAGGGCACGTGGGTGCACCTTGGACTCGCAAAAGCTGGAGAGAAGAGCCGACAGCAGGTGCTCACGGCGAAGTTCGCGAACGGGACAGCCTCATATCGGGAGGGGCTATGACCATCGTCGCTCTGTTGCGCAAGTTCGGCCCGTGGGTGCTTGGCATCCTCGGCGTGCTATTCGGTGCGTTCCGGCACCAGCAGGCGAAGACCGTAACGGCCGAAGCGGGGCAGAAGATGGCCGAGGCTGAACAGGCCAAAGCCCAGAACGACGCCGCGCTCGCCGCGGCGAATCAGGCAGGCGTGCAGACGGGCGCCGACAACACAAAGGTGAGACGCGATGAGGATTCTAATGCTGATGGTCTTCCTGCTGGCGACGCTGGCCGGGTGCTGCACGAGGAGTGGGGTCGAGACTGAGCCGCGCGTCGAGTATAAGACGAAGGTCGTAGACACGGCGTGTGACTGGACCAAGCCGATCTATGTCTCGAAGACTGACGTTCTGAGCGACCGGACGGCGGCCGATGTTCTCGCGCACAATCGGGCTGGCGCAAAAATCTGCGGTTGGAAACCGAATGGGAAATAGCCCATTTATTCCGAATGCCTGTAATTCCTGAATGTCGGCAGTGCTGAGGACCTTTATGCAAAAAATGGTAGCATCGTGGCAATTTTTCACGTCTCGCCACCATAAAGCCAATGGTATTCAGCAGCCTGATATTCCTCGGCCTTTTCCTGCCGATCACATTCGTTCTGTATTGCCTGATCACGCCTCAGCTACGCAATGTAGTGCTGATTCTCGCGAGCCTGATCTTTTACATCTGGGGTGAGTTTCATTTCGTCCTGCTGATGCTCGCGCTCATCGCAGCCAATTTCTGTTTTGGGATCGCTTTAAATCACGTCCGATGGCGTCTCGGCCTGTTGTGGATAGCGATCGCACTCAACCTTTGCGTGCTGGGCGTTTTCAAGTACGGCAACTTTGCCGTCGAGACGTGGAACCAGATCGCCGCGCCACTCGGCCGCGCGCCGGCCGTCGTCGACAGTATCGCGCTGCCACTCGGGATCTCGTTCTACACATTTCACGCGATTTCATATCTGATCGACATCTACCGCCGCAACGCGGAGCCGAACCGCAATCCCATTGAGTACGGGCTTTACATTCTGTTCTTTCCGCAACTGATTGCCGGGCCGATCGTCCGCTATAAGGACATCAATCACCAGTTGCGTCACCGCGCGCTCACGCTCGACAACGTGAGCGCCGGGATATTCCGGTTTACGATGGGGCTCGCCAAGAAGGTTCTCATCGCAAATCCGCTCGGCGTTATCGCTGACACCGGGTTCTCAGCGGCGCCCGGCGATATCGGTACGGGGTTCGCGTGGTTCGCGCTGGTCTGCTACACACTTCAGATCTATTTCGACTTCTCCGGTTACTCCGACATGGCGATCGGTCTTGCGCGCATGTTCGGCTTCAAATTCCCGGAGAACTTCAACTATCCATACAGCGCACAGTCGTTGCAGGACTTCTGGCGACGCTGGCATATCTCGCTCTCGACGTGGTTCCGCGACTACGTCTACATCCCGCTCGGCGGTAACCGGCTGGGGGCGACGCGTACCTATGTGAACCTTTGGGGCGTATTCTTGCTCACTGGGTTATGGCATGGGGCTAGCTGGAACTTCGTCATCTGGGGCGCGCTGCACGGGGCATACCTGACGATTGAGCGGGTGGTGGGGCGCGATGCCACGCGTCATACCGGCTGGCGCGGCGTCGTCTATCTGGCCTACACCATCCTCGCGGTGATGATCGCTTGGGTATTCTTCCGTGCGCACACGCTGGCCGACGCCAAGCATTACCTCTTGACGTTGGCCGGGATGCATACGTCAGCACTTGAGGGCATTACGATCGGCAGCGTCTACACACCGCAACTCGGCATCACGATGATTGCCGCCGTCGCACTGTCGCTCGGCCTATATCCGAAGCTGAATCACGTCGCGCGCCCGGTTACTCAGCGTCTGGTCGACGTGTCGATCGACGGCTATCTGCGCGTCGCCTTCGTGCTGCCGGTGCTGGCGCTGTGCCTGATGTCTGTCGGACTGGGCCAGTACAACCCATTCATCTATTTTCGCTTCTGAGGGCGCCATGATTTCTGGTAACGAGTCGTCGCGCCTGCCGCTGTCGAGCATCTGGAGAACCCTGAACGCGGCCGTGCTGCCGGTCGCATTCTTCTGCGCGCTCGCTGTGCCGGTGTTGAAATTCGGCGTGCCGATTCTGCCGGCTGGCACGATCCAAGAGAACCGCAAAATGGCCGCGCCCCCGAAGCCGATGGAAACGTATGGGTTCGAGAACGCCAACCAGTGGTTTTCCGATTTCAACAGCTGGTTCAATGACAACTTCGGCGGCCGCGACGTGCTGGTACATTATGGCGCCCGGGCCGACTTGATCCGCACCGGCGTCCCGGCAAATGCCAATGTCGTGCTCGGCAAGGACGGTTGGCTGTTCTATGACATGAACTACCAGAAGGGGCAGCCGCGCTTCGCCGAATACCTCGGGCGCAACCGGTACACCCCGGAGGTTCTCGCGCGCATGGGGGCGAATCTTGAGAAGGTGCGAAGCGCGCTATCGGCGTGCGGCATACCGTTCTATTTCGTGCTGGCGGCGGACAAACAGACGGTCTATCCGGAGAAGCTGCGGATGTCCTTTCCCGAGCAGCCGGGATCGCGCACAACGCAGTTCATGACCTACCTCTCGCAGACTTACCCGCAGATCAAGAGCATCGATTTACGCGGGCCGATGATCGCGGCCAAGGCGAGTGAGAAGGGAGAGTTGTATAAGCGCACGGATACCCACTGGAACGCGCTAGGGGCGTTCTATGGGTACAAGACGGTGACTGATAGGCTGGTGGCCGACGGCATCGTAAAGCCGACGTGGCATACCGACCGTTCGCGGTATCAGGTCACCGAGCAGCCGTTCGCCGGCGGTGACATTGCCATCAACATGCTATCCGTGGAAGGCATGTTCAAGGACTATGTCTATACGGTGACGAGCGGTACGCCGCATACCGGCCAATACTCGACGGGGCTGCCGAACTGGCCGGTGATTCCGGGCGACGACCATTTCGTATCATTCGAGAATCCCAGCGCTGATGGGACGCTATTGCTCTATCGCGACTCGTTCGGGGCCGAAATGTTCAGCTATCTGAGCGAAGACTACCGACACCTCTACACGACTCGCACGTGGATTGTCGACGGCAAAGACGTCGCCGCGGCGAAGCCCGATGTTGTGATCTTCGAAATCGTGGAGCGCTATCTCACGTACCTCGAACAGCCGCCTGTGAATCTCGGCGCCATGTGTGCAAAGTAACGAGCCGTCACCCCTTCGGCGGCTTCCACCCCGGGGGTCCGGCACTCGCCGGCGCCATTTCGTTGGCGCGCGTCACCTCGATTGCGCCCTCGGCGACCGGCTCATAGACGGCGGTCGGCTCAAACTTCGCGAACCACTCGGCCGCCATATTCGCGTCCATGCGGTGGTGCGTCTTCTTCCAGCGCGTGGCGCCGGGCTGCTGGTAGCGGTAGAAGTGCAGGGTGATCATTTCTCGGCGGTCCGGAGCGTGTCGAGGTAGTCGGCCCAGCGCTGCATGATGGCGCGCCGCTGCTGCACATGGCTCGTGCGGTTGTAGGCCCGACCGAGTGAGTCGCGCACCTTGTGTGCGAGTTGCGCCTCGACGTGGTCGACGTTCTCCTCGAGCACCTCATCCAGAATGGTCCGAGCCATTGCACGGAAGCCATGCCCGGTCATGATCGTGTTGTCATAGCCAAGGCTGCGCAGCGCTGCGTTCACCGTGCTATCACTCATGGGCCTATCGCTGCCGCGCGCGCCGCGAAACACGTACCTGTGCGTGCCGGTGAATCGGTGCAGTTCTCTCAGTAGCTCGACGGCCTGTGTCGGCAGCGGCACGATGTGAGGTCGCCCGTATAGCTTGCCGTCCTTGCGCCGCTTCATGCGCTTGGGTTGAATCACCCACAACGCCTCGTCCAGATCCACTTCGTCCCACTCGGCCATGCGCAGTTCGCCCGGGCGCTGGAACAGCATGGGGGCCAGCTTCAGGGCAATCCGTACGGTGTGCGTGCCCGCGTATCCGTCGATCGAGCGCAGCAGTTGCGTGACCTGTTTCGGGTCGGTGATGGCGGCGAAGTGTCGGACCTCTACTGGCTTGAGGGCGTCGCGCAGGTCCGCCGTGATATCGCGCTTGGCTCGGCTCGTGCCAATGGCATAGCGCATAACTTGCCCGGTGGTGTCGCGCAGCCGGTGAGCCGTTTCATGCTTGCCGTCGCGCTCGACCCGTAGGAGGGCTTCCAGAAGATCCGGCGGTTCCAATTCACCGATGCGCCGCTGTCCGAACCACGGGAAGGCATAGAGCTCGAACCGGCGTATGACCTTCTCGCCATACTTCTCAGTCCATCCTGATTTGACCTTGTCGAACCACTCGCGCGTCACGGCTTCGAAACTGTCATCGACCGTGATTCGGGTGGCGCGCTTCTCTGCCTTGCGCATCGCTCCCGGGTCGGCACCATTCGATAACTGCATGCGCGCGTCGTCGCGACGCTTGCGCGCCTCGGCGAGGGTGATCTCGGGATAGCTGCCGAGCGCCAGCAGTTTCTCTTTGCCGCCGAATCGGTATTTCAGTCGCCAGTGCTTCGAGCCGTTCGGCATGATCTGCACGTACATGCCGGCTGTGTCGGTGAGGCGATACTGCTTTTCGCGCGGCGCGGCTTTGCGCACCTCGACGTCAGTGAGGGCCATCTGTCGATTCCCGGTGATGTGGGGGTATCGAAATGCGGGGGTATGGCCTGCTACCCCCAGAGATACCCCCGGGCTTGTCAGTATTCAGGGGTATCAGATGGTACTACATGGGCAAATAAAAAAGCCGCCTAGCTATATGCTATGGCGGCTTTCGTACTTCATCGCATTCCCAGAAACAAGGGTCTGGTGCCGGAGAGAGGAA